GTTCCACGGCGCCAGAACCCACACTTTCGACCACCCCCTACCCTCGGCCCGTTGCCTGCCGCTGACTCTCTCTAACGTGGCAGGGCCGGCAGATCGGTGCGCAGTTGCGCGGGTCCAGCCGCTTAGAATCGTGGAGGCCGTTGAACCGTTCGAGGTGATGCACTTCCGTCGCCGCCGTGACGCGGCCAGCCTCGGCGCAGTTGCGGCACAACGGTTCCGCAGCCAGAACTTGCAGCCGCAGCCGACGCCATGCACCGTCGTAGCCGCGCGCTGCGGCGCTCAGTCCGTCCGTCCTGGAAAAGCCAGACGCCGCGCCGGTTGTGACCGGCGCTACGCGGCTGGACGCTGCGCCGACACGAGGCGGGAGGGATCGCAGTGCCATCAGACGCGGCCCCAAACGCAAACGCCCGCCGGCTCAGGGAGCGGCGGGCGTAAATGCAACAGCATGACGTTTCGTGTCATGTTTCGACCCCGCGTGTCAACACCTTTTGCGCACGGCAACGCGGTATACAGAACGTTCCGCTCTAATTCCATGAAACCGGCGCGGCGTTTTATGAATTGACATCCGCACTACGCGACACCGTAAGCCTCGGCCAGCCTATCAAGCGCCGCCAGGATGTGGTCCCGCGCAGTCCCCTTCCTCCACCGCCGCACCGCATCGTAATCCGCCAGCGTCCCGCCGCGGATCACAACCCAATTCACCACGCCCTCGCTGGCCGCCAGCCCCATCGCCTGCACGCCACGCCGATACCATTCAGCCGCCGACAGCGCCCGCTCCTGCGGCAGCAGCGACACGCCGAGCCCGTCACCGCGCCGGCTTTCCTGCACCCTGTCCGCCGCCCACGGCATCGGCCCCATGCCGCGCCCGTCTGCCGTGTGCTCCACCGCCTGCCGGTAGATCAGCGCGGCCAGCTTGTGGCCTGGCGTGGCTTCGGCGATGCGGTCCAGCGGGTTGGCTCGGCGCGCGCGCTTGAACGTCGCGCGGCTGTTCGGGCCATGCGGCACTTCCTCGACAACCACCGGGAAGGCGCCGGTTCCAAGATCGCTGCTCGTCTGGTGCTGCACGGTTCTAGCCTTCCTCGCCAAGTGTCCGGCTCCTCGTCATAGGCCCGTCGCTGCGTGGGTAGTCGCGCCACGCCTCGCACAGCAGGCGATGCACGGCCTTGGCCGCGTGCTGGATGTTCACGGGATGCTGCCGACTTCTGTCGTCGGCGTAGCAGTCGCGCGGCGAGATGCAGGTGCCGTGCGGGCAGCAGATGGCGCGCTCGATGTCACGCAGGGTCGTCATGCACCCAGCCCTCTGCGGTGAGCGTGAACCGGCCATAAGTGCCGACGCGGACGGTGACGGTGCCGGCCACCGTCTCAATGTGCGCCGGCTCATAGACAGCGCGCACCGTCCAGCGTGTGCCTGGCGTGGCGTCGGCGGGAGGCGTGAGTGCGCTTTCGGTGCCGGTGGTCATGCGAACCACCTGCACCACCAGACCCCCACTTCCCTAAACCCTATATATCTCATTCCACTATCTCTTTTAGAAAAGGGAAAAGGAGGTTACAGAGGTTACCGCCTTGATATGCCTAGACTTCGCGCAACCACCGCAACCACCTAGGCGCAATTCCGCTGTAACCACCTATTCGGCGGGAGTGGTTACAGCGTTCATTTAGCTACCTTTCTCCACAATCGAGCCGGCGCCTTGCCTTGAAGGCGCACAAGCTGCCGTTCCCATCCCAGGCTGCGCATGACGTCGCCGGCGCGCATCTGCTCGCGCTTGCCTTGCCTGTCCTTCGGAATGGAAAGCGCCGAGGAGAGCACGTCGGCAATCTTCACCTCGACGCGGCCGGCCAGCCATTCGGCGACTGGGTCAGCCCAGGAGTCGTCCGTCATTCGGTCGGCCTGCTGTTCGGCGGCTTCCTGGCGGACATGGTCGTCGTCCAGCCAGATAGCTTCGTTCGCGGCTTCGCGCGCTGCGGCTTCGGCCCAGAGTTGTTCGCGGTTCGCCACGATCCAATCGGCATCGGCGAAGCGGCAGCGGATTGGCCAGATGCGGCGGTTGCCGGAGCTGTCCCGCAGATAGTCGTTGGTGTTCGTGGTGCCGATGAGCACGCCTTGCCGCGGCCGATCGACATAGGACTTGCCGTAGGGAGGCCGATAGCGATCCACGGCGCGCGAGAGGAACGCCTTGATCACTTCCACCTCGTTCCTGATCAGGTGCTGGATCTCGGAGAACTCAAGCACCCAGACGCCGAGCAGCGCCATGGCTGCGTCGCGGCTGGCCAGCTCCTCCGGGATCGCGTCCGAAAACCATTCGTCGGTGAACAGCTTCCGGCATGCGGTGGATTTGCCGATGCCTTGGTCGCCTTCCAGAACTGGCATGTGGTCGAACTTGCAGCCGGGATGCCGGATGCGGCGGACGGCGGCGATCAGAAACTTCGAGCCGATAGCGCGGTGGTAATCGTCATCTGGCGTCCCGAACGCCTTGCACAGCCACGTGTCGACGCGCGGCTTGCCGTCCCACTTGAGTTTACCCAGCCAATCCCGGATCGGATGAAAGCGCCTGTGCGCGGCCTCGGTCAGCATGGCCTGTTCAATGGCGTCGGTGCGGGCCTTAGGTATCCAGTTGCGTTGCACATGCGCCAGCACCAGCGCCACATCCTCGACACCCCATGGCCGCGGATATGGCCCAGGCAGCGGCGCTTCGTCGTCATCCATCGGCGGCGGCGCGCGCATGAGGAGCGGCTGGCTTGTGAACTCGTTGAAGCCAACCAGGCCGGTCAGCGCCGGATCGTGCGCCAGGATGACGAGGAGGTTGCCAAGCGTGTTGAGTGGCTCGCCTTTCTCGGTCTTGGCGAGCGAGGCGCGGACGCGCTGCGCGCCGCGGCCCTGGCCGCCGAACCGGCTTTCCCATTCGCGGAATGACGCTTGGCTGTGAGCGTTCATGTCATCGTCCATTGCGGAGGCGCCACCGGGCGAGTTTCAGGGCTGCCTCGCCGATCTCGACGGGTGGCAGCGGGTTCATCGTCTGGACGTGTTCGAGCATCGCGCGGCCTGCGTCGGCCTCTGTCCCACCGGCGCGCAGGACGCTCGTGGCCACGTCTGCGAGCTGCCTTTCTTGCTCACGGCGCTGGCGGATCATGGCCAGCTCCGTGTCGTGCCGCGCGTCGCGTGCCGTGTGGATCAAGCGCATCCGCAGGCCGATCGGATCGGTGTTAGGTGCATTCTCGCGGGCAGTGCGAACGATCACGGCCATCGTCCTAGCCGCTTCACCGTCCGGCAGGTCGCCGCGAGCCACCATTTCGCCCAGGCGACGGGCGGCTTCGTGCTGATTTGGTGGGTCGATCGTGGGTCGATTGTGGGTCATGCTGCGACGCGAATGCCGTTGCAGTCAGCGGCACAAAAATCGATCGGGATGCGCTTTGGCCGCTTTACTTGTCCCAACACCCAGCGCGCAGGTATAACCCACACCTCGCTCGCAAAAGTGCAGGCAGCAAGGGACTGGATTTTTTCGGGCGACGGCGGGTTCTTGTGGACGATTTCTACGACGGCAGAAATTGTGCCCTTGTGCTGGATAGCTATATCGACAATCCAGCGAGGCGCTTTCCCGTAGTGCTCAATACACTCGTCGTACGTTGGGGGGCGGTGGCGCCAAGGACTGTCACTTAGATCCTCGCCGCTGCTAGGTATAGCAGTCTCATCCCATACGCAGCCGTCAGGTCCACCCCATCCAGGCCCCGGCATGATGGGATATTCTAGCCAAACACCCCAGCTAGGCCCGCCACGGTTTACGCGCCACGAAATACCTCCCAGGGAAGCGTATTCGCGCGCTTCGGATGCGACTTCACGCAGCCACCCGGCAAAGACCTCCTTGGCCGCCCGATGCGCGTAGCTTTCCAAGCCGCTCACTTCACAACCTCCCACTCGGGATGCAGAAACAGATAAAGCCGCCGGCTCTCCTCACTCAGCAGCCCCGCCAACCACAGCCCCGTGTTGGCACACACCACCGCGTAAAGCCGGCCGTCGCGCGTGAGGCGGACGCGGCGGGTCATGCCGTTTTCCTATTGCTAGACGCGACAAAATGTCCCATTGTCCACCCATCGACGGGGAGGCACCCATGGCGCACATTCGGATCGAGATGGACCGCGGCAACGGCTGGGAGGTGCGCCAGGACGGCCACGCCAACGTGACGGCCGACGACTTGGCCGCCAGCGCCATCGGCTACTCGATCAGCTATCCGCACCGCTTCTTTCTGGATGGCGTGCTGGTTGCCTCCACCGCCCGCCCGCATGGCCTGCGCGGCAAGGCCCGGCTCACGCGCCATGACGCCTGACGAGTTCAAAGCCGCGCGCCAGGCCGCCGGGTTTGCGACCCAGGAAGCCATTGCGGAGGCGTTTGACTTGAACCGGCGCACGGTGAGCCGATGGGAGCGCGGGCAGGTGCCGGTGCCGAAGGTGGTGGAGATCGCGCTAGGCTGCATGGCGCGCCTCCGCTTGCAGGATGGCGCGGCCGATTAGCTCCGGGATCTGCGGGACGACGGCGTTGCCGAAGGCTCGCAGACGGTCCACCCGAGCGGGAACCCCATGAGCCACTCGACCCACGTGGGGTTCAAGGCTCCACCCACTGCGTTCGGTAATTGCTCGCCCTTCTTGCCGCCCCCCCTCTGCGAGTAAGGGGTGGCATTCGGGTGCCGATAATCCCTCGCCGCTGGCGTTGGCCAGAGGCGGGCTGCTCCCGTTAAGGACAGGTTCTTGCCCTTGTAGCGCAGTGGCGCGCCTCTCCCATCGCCCGCGTCTGCCGCTACCGGCGTAGGCCACAATCCACAGTCGATCCCGCCTGTGAGGGGCGCCAAGGGCGGAAGCCGGAATGCAGTGCCACTCCGCATCATACCCGAGCGCGGCCAAGTCTCCGAGAACGTCTCCAAACCCTCGCCAAAGAAGTGCTGCGACGTTTTCCACGATGACGAAACGGGGTCGTATCTCGCCAATAAGTCGGGCGTAATCGCGCCATAAACCCGACCGCTCGCCGGCGAGTCCTGCTCCCTTGCCGGCAACGCTGATGTCCTGGCAGGGGAACCCTCCGCAAATGACATCCACGGAAATTCCGTCTGCTGCCAGTTGCTCGGCGGTGAGGGTTCGTACGTCATCGTAGATCGGCACTCCCGGCCAGTGTTTCGCCAGAACGGCGCGGCAGAACGGTTCGATTTCACAGAACGCTGCCGTGGTCATGCCGGCCCGCTCCAGGCCAAGCGAGAACCTACCGATGCCGCTGAAGAGGTCGAGAACTTGGAGCGTCATCCGCGCCCCGCCTTCCAAGCGTCCCACCACGGATCGTGCAGCACCTCAGCCGTGCCGCTGATCGTCAGCCCGTCCACCACCAGCGAATGCACGACGTATCGCGTCTCATCCACGCAAAGCCCGCCGGAGCGCGTGCCGTCTGCCTCGCGCTCGATCGCCATGGTGACGGTGAGCCCGCCCACGGTGCGCGCGATGACGTGGCCGGCGTCGCCGCCCTGGCGCCAGGAGGCGAGGTCATATTCCAGATCGCCGAGGCGCATGTGGCCGCGCAATGCGCCGGGTTCGCCGTGGAGCTGGATGTGGAGGGGGCGCGCGTCGTCGGTCATACAAACACCCCGCGCGCCCGCACCCGCGCCAGCGTCGCAAGCTGCTTCCGGGTGGGTTTCTCAGCGCGCGGCTTGGCCACGCGCGCCGGCTTCTTGGCGACTGGCACAGCCAGCATCCCGTCATGCCGCAGCGCCGCGACGCGCGCGCCGGCGAGGAGCGGAATGCCGTGCTGCTCCAGCACGTCCACGAGCTGCTCGACGCTTCGGACGACGGCGTATCCGTGGCCTAGCGCGGCCATGGCGGACTGCATGGAAAGCTGAACGTCGGACTGTTTGTTTGCGCCGGCCTTCAGCTCCAGCCAAACCGCGTAGCCCGGCGCCAGGATCAGCATGTCACCGATGCCGGCCTTCACGCCTTGGGCCTGGAGGCGCGTCCATTCGGCGGCGCGTTGCTGCGGCGTGCCTGCGTGTTTCCGGCCATGCTCAATTGACGTGAACCAGCACGGCGACGCCAGGTGGGACTTGAGGAGCATGGCGCAGCGGGCGCGCAGGCGTGCTTCGGGCTGGGCCATTACCAGAAACACCCTCTGGCACCTTCAACTTCCCAGCTCACCGCCAACGGCCACGGCAACTCCTTCACCGCCTCGGCCACCGTCGCCACGTCGCGCACCACCACGTCGCCGCTCGCGAGCCGCACCCGCACCCGGATCGGTGCATGGCCAGCCGGATCTGCGCCGGTGCGCTCGGCCTCAAGGCGGATCAGCCGCTCCAGGTAGGTGGCGAGGTCCAGCGCCTCCTCCTGCGCGTGCTTAAGCCATTGGCGCATCGTGAGTGGGTTGTCCGTCACGGACACGCCATACTTGGCAAGGCCAACCGCGGCGCGTCGGTGCAGCTCGGCGCAGAGAGTGGTGGTGATGGGATCGTCGGTCATGCAATGCCCTGAGATCGGCCGCGGCACGGATCGCAAAGACGGATGAACCTCCCTTGCGCCTCGAAACCGCGCTGGCAGGACAGGCACTTGCGGGCCACCATCTCCACGCGCACGATGTGCCGCGGTTCGGCGCGCACCTCTTTCTGCTCCAGCGTCGGCCGAGTTCCCGCCAAGCCGATCGGACGCCGCAGCCCTAGATCAGCCGCCCATTCGGACACGTAGCGAGTGCCCATGCCCGGCCCAGGCAGCTCGTTGATGTCGTTCGTGATGGCGATGACAGCGCGGCCTGCAGGCCAGTCGCGCACAAGGATTTCCTTGCGCGCGGCCGTGCGCCGGTCGCCCACCACAGCGCGCGTAGACAGGCCAAGGCGATGCGCCATCATGTAGACAGCCGCCGTCGTCCGCCCGATCTGCTGCGCGATCACGTCGCACGTCACGCGGCCCGCCTGCGTGCGGAGCAATTCCAACTCGGCGTAGGACCATGGATCTATGGGCGGCGGAGGCCGACGCGGCACGTTGCGGTGTTTCAGCCCCAGGCGCGCCGCTTTGTTCTGCACGGCATTGACGCTGCGATGAAGCGCCTGCGCCATATCCTCATGCGTAAACTCGGGGCGCCGCCAGTATTCGCGCAGGCTGGCAACCTCCGCATCGGTCCAGTCGCGCGTGTCGCGGCGGTGTTGTCCCAGCGGAAAAGAGCCGGCGGAACACACAGTCCCGCCGGCCAAGTTTTCACGGGAGGTCACGCCAGCCACGCTGGCATCCCCACCGACACGCGCGGACAAACCGCGGCCCGCGTCGGTGGCACCGTGCAAAGGGTGGGAGCCTATTTCCGATCCGCGTTGCACAGTGATCTCGCTCATCGCGCGCTCCGCTCCTGGAGGCGGCGCCAGGCCGGGCCGGCAAGTTGCGCCACCAGCTGCCAGCCCTCCGCGCTCCGGCGGTGCATAACGATGATCTCATTCGTCGCACTGGCCGCGATGAGGTGCTTACTTTCGAACCCGTCGCGGTATCGCCAAATCCCGCCGAAGCGCGTTGCAACAACGGTCCAGTAACCGGGGCCTATCACGCTATCGTGCATGGGGGTGGAGGGGGTGCGGTGGTACACTTTGGTCATGCAGCCATCTCCGGCGCCAAATCAGGCCGGACTTGTGCAGGCTCTATGCCCAACGCTTCTGCGACGGCGGCCACGCGCCGCCTCGGAACACGCTTCCACTGCGATACGGCCGCTGTGCTGATGTCGCACGCTTCCGCAATGCGCTTAACAGCGCCACGTCGAGACAGGAGTTCTTCCAGAGCCGGATCACGCATGTGCGAGCCTTAGCATGTCTAAGGATCGCCTCGCAACCACTCTAAGTGAGCCGGGCTAAGGGAATCATGATCCTATGCACCCATGCCAAAGCGCCGCGAAATGACACCGGAACAGAAAACCAAGGCCCTTGAGGTCGGCCGCCGAATTGCGGCCGCACGAGAACAAAACAGCTACACACAGGACGCACTCGCGCTTAGGATCGGCGTCACGTCCAGCGCTATCGCTCAATATGAGACGGGCCGGACCATGCCTAAGCCTAAGAATGCGCAGAAAATAGCGATGGAGTGCGGTGTGTCGCTCGATTGGCTTTGGGAAGGCGATAAAGCAGGCGACAGGGTGGAGGCTCGCACTACAGCAGAGCGTGACGCGCTGAATGCCTTGAGGGCAATGCCGGCAGACATGCACGAAGCCGCTGTGGCGCAGTTGGAAGCCCTGGCCAGAGCTTTCAAGAAAAAACCTTAGCTCGCCTTAGTTTTTCTCTGGACGCCCTAACTTAGAATGGCTAAGTTGCCTCCACCACCACGGAGGCACTCATGCCCTACCCGGACAATTTCTCCGCGCGCCGCTACGACGAAACCGTCGGCGGCACGTGGTTCCCCGAACCCCCGCTCTACGCCGCAACGCCGGCCGACATCGCAGCCCTGACGGCGATCCGTGCCGCCAGCGCCGTGTTCCTGGCCAAACTGCGCCGCCACCCCTGGACGTTCGACAGCACGGAAACGGTGAGCTGGGCGGATCACGTCGCGGAACATGCGGCGATCGACGCGGCGATCGGCGCTGCGCTGGACGAAGCGCGGCGCAGCTTGGAGGCCGCGCTGTGACGCTCCTCATCCTCCAGTCCGAACCGGACATCGAACTTCTGCACACGCTCGACATCGAGGTTGGCGACGGCGGCGACATCATCGTCACGGAGCAGGTCGAGGACAGCGCCGGCTATCAGATCCAGGCCATGGCGTGGCCCGCCGACAAGGCTGAGGCGATCGCCATTGCAATCTTGCGCGCGGCTCGCGAGGCCCGCCAGCAGCACCTGCCGCTGATGCTGCCGATCGGCCTGGAAGCGCCGCGGAGGGCTGTGCAGTGACGGATCTGCTCTTGATCTTGCCCGCGCTCCTCTGCGCGCTGGCTACCTACATCGTCGGCCACGAGACGGTGGCCACGACGTTGCGCGAAGGCTGGCCGCCGTGGATCGGCGTGTTGCTGACCATTGCGTGCCTCCTCACAACCTTCATTGCGGTCGCGGCGGTGCTTGCATGAACCACGTGTCGGATATCAGGCCAATTCTGCACAGCATCATGTCGCCAGACGGTGCGCCGCAGGATCGCGCGCGGCGTGTGGCTGAGACGCTGAACGAAATGCTCGAGGCCGGCGAGTTCGCGCGGTTGACGTCGCGGCAGCTCGTGGCGCTGCGCGGCGTGGTGTGGGCCGTTTCGGAAATTGCGGACGATGTTGAGACGGCGCAGCAGAAGCGCCAGCCGCAGCGGCCGGTGCGGTGGTGGCGCAGGTAGCCACCCAAACCCAAAGATACAACCAACAAGGAAAGACAATGAACGCAATTTCCAAGGCGACAACCATCGCCATCAGCCCGCCAAACATGGCCGAACTTCACACCACCATTATCGGCACGGCGCCGTTGATGATTGCGCGGTTCAGCCAGAAGTCGATGCAGGCCATGCTTGAGAAGCACGTTGCCGGTTCGCAGGCCAACAAGAAGAAAGCCAAAGTTGCGCGCGATCTGGACGCGGATTTCAACGGCGCGCGGCACATCAGCACGGACGGGTGGGACGGCATCCATGCCGGCGCTTTCCGGGCCGCCATGATCTCGGCATGCCGACTGGTGGGCTTCAAGATGACGCTCGCCAAGCTGTCGCTGTTTGTCCACGCGGACGGATACGATCGAGTCGACGCCACGCCGCTGGTTCGGATTGATGGCGGCGAGCCGGAGCGCAGCGAGATGCCGGTGCGCAATGCGACTGGAGTGATGGACATTCGCATTCGGCCAGTGTGGCGCGAATGGAAGTGCCACCTCCGGCTGCGTTACGACGCGGATCAGTTTCAGGCTGCCGACGTGCTGAACCTGCTGGCGCGCGTCGGGATGCAAGTCGGCATCGGTGAAGGCCGGCCTGACTCGCGCGAAAGCGCCGGGATCGGGTTCGGGCTGTTCCGCATCGAAAGCGACGCGGGCTGAGAATGTGGGCAACGCACGGCTGGCGCGGCTTGGCATGGCGAGGCTAGGCAAGGCACGACACTGCAGGCGAGGCGAGGCGCGTGGCTGGGTTTGGCAGCGCAGGCAAGTCGAGGCACGGCGGGGCCGCATGTGGCCGGATTTAGCACCGCGAGGCAGGCGAGACGCGGCCGGGCATGGCGAGGCCAGGCTTGGCACGGCGAGGCACCGCAGGCCACGCATGGCGAGGCGGGCCTCGGCAAGGCACGGCGGCATCTGGCGAGGTTTGGCAGGCGTGGCGCGGCAAGGCGCGGCGAGGCACGGCTGGGCCCGGCGACGCGTCGCAGGCGAGGCACGGCGCCGATTGGCAAGGCCGGGCATGGCCGGCAACAACACAAATCAGGAGGCTGAATGAACGGACTATCCGCAGCAGCACGCGCTGAGCTTGAAGCACTCCGCGCCGAGAAAGGCGGCAACTTGATCCCTGCCGACGTGGTGGAGCAGGCTCGCAGCCAAAACAGCGCACTCCACCGCTACTTCGAATGGGACGACACGGAAGCCGCCGCGAAGTATCGCGAACAGCAAGCGCGCGGTGTCATCCGTGCAGTGGTGCGCTTCTTGCCCAACGCCAGCGGCTACCCGGTTTCGGTGCGCGCCTATGTGTCGCTGCCAGCCGATCGGGAAGCACGCGCCGGCTATCGCGCGGTGGCTGACGTAATGGACGATGACGCGCTGGCGGCGCAGGCGTTGCAGGCTTTCGAGGCCGACGTGATCCGCTTGCAGGCCAAGTATGGCGTGTATGCCACCATCCGGCCGACGATTGCTGAGGCTGTGAGCGAGATGCGTCGCGTGCTGGCGCCGGCGGTGGCAGCGTGATTACCCACCACCCCGACATCATCCAAGGCACCGACGCCTGGCACGAGCTCAGGCTAGGCCGCCTGACCGCAAGCAGCATGAACGTAATCTTGTCGCCGCGGACGTTGAAACCGACGAAGGCCGAAGGCCACCTGTTCGACTTGCTAGCCCAACGCATCACCGGCCACGTCGAGCCTCAGTTCATCAGCGACGACATGCTGCGCGGCCAAACCGACGAGATCGAGGCCCGCGCGCTCTACAGCCGGCACTACGCGCCGGTGACGGAACTCGGCTTCATCACTCGCGACTGCTGGGGGTTCACTCTCGGCTATTCGCCGGACGGACTCGTGGGCAATGACGGGCTGATCGAGGTCAAGAGCCGCCGCCAGAAGTATCAAACTGAGACGATCATCGCCGGCGCCGTCCCAATCGAGCACGTCTTGCAGTGCCAAGCCGGCCTGCTCATCAGCGGCCGTCAGTGGCTTGATTACGTGAGCTACTGCGCCGGCATGCCTATGGCCGTGATCCGCGTGTGGCCAGACGAGACGGTGCAAGCCGCCATCGTGGAAGCAGCCAGCGTGTTCGAGGAGGCCCTGGCCGATCGGCTGCAGGCGTATCGCGACGCCCTGGCGGCGGAGGGCGTGCGGCTGGTGGAGACGGAGCGGCGCATTGAGATGGAGATCTACTAGTGTCCGACCTTTCCGAGACGATCCTGGCTCGTTCTGACCAGATCAACGCCGACGATCTGCTGAGCGGCCCGCGCACAGTGCGGATCGTGGAGGTTTACGCCGAACCCGGCGCGGAACAGCCTGTGACGATCCACGTCGAAGGCGATCCTAAAGTGTGGCGGCCTTCCAAGAGTATGCGTCGCGTTCTCGTCCATTGCTGGGGGCCGGATGGCGCGCAGTATGCTGGCCGATCGGTGACGCTTTACCGCGATCCCACCGTGACGTTTGGCGGCGCGCAGGTGGGAGGCATCCGCATCTCGGCCATGTCCCACTTGGACCGGCCGGTGACGCTGGCGTTGGCTGAGTCGCGCAAGTCTCGCAAGCCGTTCACTGTCCAGCCGTTGCGCGTCGATGCGCAGGAGGACAAAGCCGCCCGCGCGGCGGCGGATCTCGTCGCGCGTGTCGATGCGGTGCGCGACGCGGCGGAACTGGACGCGCTGCTGGACGACGCGGCGGTGAAGCGCACGCGGGCGCGACTGGCTGATGTGCGGGCCGAACTGGCGCGGGACGTGGACGCGGCGGTTATGGCCGCGCGGGAACGGACGGCCAACAACGCGGGGGATGTGGGATGAGCGATACGCCGTGGACGCCGGGGCCTTGGGTTGCCGTGTGCGCCGACGACGAAGGCGAGCACGAACGGAACTGGCGGATCGAAGCGCCGGATGGCGGTGCTGATCCGTGGCTTGTTGCCGAGACGCAGTTCTTTCCGCAGCCCGGCATGGAAGAAGCCAACGCCCGCCTGATCCAGCACGCTCCGGAGATGGCGGAGGCGTTGGAGCCTTTCGCAAATGTCACCATTCTGCCGAGCGGGGCGGTTGTTGGTTTGGATCGCGCATGGTTCGACAACGCCCGCACCCTCCTCTCCCGCATCCGTGGAGACGCAGCATGACCAGGATGGAAGCGATGGAGCGCGTGGTGGAGGCGGCGCGGCAGGCAATTGCAGAATGGGACAGCGACGGCGAAATGGATGTGTCGCCCGTGCGTGCTGCGCTTGCCGCACTCGACGCCATCCCCGCCCCGGAGCCGCAGCCGGCGGGGGATGTGGTGGAGGTGCGGGCGGTGGTGCTGGCGTCGGGCGACGGCAATTGGACGGTATTCGGGTCTGACACCTGCGACGACATGGACCATGCCGAACGACGCATCCGCCACGCCTTCGTGACTACTGGCGAAGATCGCGTTGCCATCATCACCGCCCGCGTCCCGCTCCCGACCGTCCCCACCATCCCCGCCACCGTGGAGGACGCCCGATGACGCGCGAGGAACTGATTGCCGCGCTGGAGAGCGCGACGGGGCCGGATCGGGGGCTGGATGCGGACATTGCAATGGCTGTGCAGGCATGGCCTGACGGTGCGTTCATTATGCGCGGCGCTCCCGGCATGATTGGGCTGGACGGAGGCCGCTGCGTATCCGCGCCCGCCTACACCTCCAGCATCGACGCCGCGCTGACGCTGGTGCCGGAGGGGTATCGATGGTCCGCTGACTGCACCGGACCAAAGCCGTATTTCCGGGTCTGGAGAATGGGGCGGAACGTCTCGCGAATGGACGCGGATGCCGAAGGCGCCACCCCCGCCCTCGCCCTAGCCGCCGCCGCGCTCCGGGCGCAGGGAGGCGGGGCATGAGCGCGCGGGATGTGCTGGCCGAAGCCGTATGGCGCGTGGATTGGGAGATTGCCGGCGGCCCGCAGCCAATGCCGTCGTGGGAAACGTTCACGAAAAACGATCCGGAAACTGCCGCCATCTACCAGTCGCAGGCCGCATCCTGCATCTCCGCCCTCACCACCGCCGGCTACGTGGTGGAGCGCGACTGGTGCCGGGACATGAGTGCGGCGCCTAGGGATGGGACACCGGTCGTTTTGATTGCCCAATACCCCGATGGCGTCACATGGTCCGATCAATACCAATGTTGGTGGTCTCAGCACATTTGGATGCGCTGGTCGCATCGGTTTCCGCCCACCGCCTGGCGCCCGCTCCCCGCTCCTCCCGCCGCGAAGGAGCCGAAGGAATGACCGACACGACACGATGCGAGCCGCCGCCCGAATTGCGGGGCGTGGATGGGTGGCATTGGGTGCAACCACCTGTAGGCGAGCCGCACCTTGCGCGCTGGCACGCTGCGGATCGCCCTGACGTTGAGCCGTTGTGGACCAGCACACAGCACGTCTATTCCGGCACGCCACGATATGCCGCCCGCGAATGGGGCTGGCGCTACCGCTTGCCCGTCGCCACCCCCGTCGAGGTCGATGCGCTGCGGGCGGAGGTGGGGAGGCTGCGGGAGGCGTTGGCAGCCCTGTATCGCGGATACGTCAACACCTTGGAGGTTGGCCGCGACAGGATCATCGACTTGGGCGGCGCCTGCGATCCGGTTGATGTGATGGAGCGTGGCGATCCTTGGTTGAGAGCCGCCCGCGCCGCCCTCGCGCACAAGGAGACGGGCGATGAAGGTTGAGGAATTGGCAAGCGTCACTGGTCAAGCAATCCTTGACAACTTGCTGGACCGGCGCGGGATCAAGCAAGCGTTGTATGAAATCGACGCCGACGTGATGGACGAATTGCGCCAGACCATCGGAGAAATTGCCCTTGCCGCCGTGATCCCCGAGATCCAGGCCGAGGCGCTGGAGCGGGCGGCGGTGGTGGCGGAGGGCACCGTATATCACGAGCTATATCGAACATGGCCGTGGTGGACAAATCCAGACGGATCGCAGGGCAATCGTGGAGAGGAAAGCGATGTGGTGCGGCACGCAGACGAAATCGCCGCAGCCATCCGCGCGATGAAGGAGCCCGACCATGGATGACCCCCGCGTGACCGTGATCGTGGAGGCGATGGCGAGGGCGCGATACGAGCGCACACAGGCCGCGCTGTCGCCCGACAAGCAGTTGCCAGATTGGGATGCGCTGCCCGACTACATGAAGGCCAAGACGCGCCAGGATGCAGAAGCGGACCTCCGTGCCGCCCTGACCGCCCTGCCGGGGGTGGTGGTGACGGAGGTACCGGGTGCGGTGCCTGCACAAATATACACGCCCGGCGGAAATTCCGCAGCAAGCTACAACGCTGGACATGCAGACGGCCACAACGCCTGCCGCGCCGAGATGCTGGCCAAGGCGGTGCGGCTGTGAGTGCCGCGCTTCGCATGGCCGACAAATGGACGGCATTAGCCTCGGAACTGCAAGCCGCTGGCCGTGATGGCGACGCGATACAAGCCGCCATCGTCGCCGCCCGCTACGTGCAACTCGCCCGGATCATGGACGAGAACGAGCGCATGCTCTGCATGAAGGACACCCCCGATGCCCGATGAATGCCGCCCGCCGCCGGGGACGCCGGATGGCACTGTGTGCTGGTTGCTTATGCCGGCACACGGCGGATGCCCCAACACATACCATGCGCATTTATGGCGATACAGGGAGCCTCACGGCCTAGACTGGTGGGAAAAATTCGGCAGCGATGCGCCATGGACGCCTCGTCAAATGGCGCGGTGGGGCTACCGCTTCCACTCCATCGCGGAGCCGCCCGGCGATGAGTGACGCCCTCCTCGAAGCCCTTCGCCTCCTATCCCACTACGCCCGCCGCGCCGGCTACGCGGAAGCCGCAGCGAAGGCGCTGTGCGAGCAGATCGAGCGGCTACACGAGCCGCCAATTGGCGTGAAAAACCGGCACGTCCGCCAGGAGTGGGAGCAACTGCGCGCGTCGGCCCTGCGCATCCAGGCGGCGCTCGAGATGGAGGCGCGGCTGATGGAGGCGATGCGGGTGGAACACGAAAGCGTGAAAGAGCGCCAGCATGCCGCGCCGTGACATCTTGCCCGCCGGCCTAGTGCCGCGCTTCCTCAGCAGAGACGAAGCCGCCGCCTATGTCGGCGTGTCGGCAAACGTGTGGGACTCGGAGGTTCGCGCCGGCTGGTGGCCACCTCCGCTGCGTCGCGGCGCCATGGAGGGCCGCTTGACGTGGGATCGGCACCTGATCGACACCTACGCCGACCGCCGATCCGGCCTGACGGCCGAGAAGGCAATCACCGATCCGGCCGCCGATCCGCTTGCGGTTGCGGAGGCCATTGCACTGGAGCGTTGCTATGGCCCGGCCCCGAAGCAGCGGCGTCAAGCAGGTCGTCCGCAAGCGGCGTGACGGCACCGTTCTGCGGATCGACTACTATGATCCGCGGACAATGGAGTTCCTGGGCAATGACCGCGATGCCGCCATGGCAGCGGTTGCCGGCGGCGGGAAGCCCGGCCGCATCGACACCTTCGGCCAGCTCGCGACGGCATATCTTGCCTCGCCTGATTTTCAGAGACTGGCACCAGCTACTCAGAAGCTAAATCGGCTCTACGTGGACGAGCTGCGCGAGCGGTTCCGCGACCTGGAGCCAGCCGCCATCACCCGGCCCGTCGTGCGCCGCCTGCGTGATGCTTTCGCCGTCCAGCCGGTGAAGGGCAACCGCCTCGTGGCAACGCTTCGGCGCCTGCTATCGTATGGTGTGGCTGTCGGCGTGGTGCGCGATAATGCCGCCAGCCGGCCCGGGCGGTTGCCAGAGGCGCCACGCAGCGCCGTCTACAGCGACGCGCAGATCGAGCGGTTCCTGGCGGCTGCTGATCCGGTCCTGCGCCGGGCCATGGCGCTCATGCTCTACACTGTTCAGCGGCCGGCGGACGTGCTGGCCATGGGTCCGCAGCACGTCACCTACCGCGACGGGCGCGCCTGGATCTCGCTGCGCCAGGCAAAGACAGGTGAGTTGATCGACGTGCCGCTTCACAGCCGAGCCGCCGCGATCCTGGCCGAACCGCTGCCGCCGCGCTCCGGCCGACGCGCCGCCGCCATTCTGGCGCCTGCCTTGCTGGTGCCATCGCCCACCGGCCGGGCGTGGATGTATCGGAATTTCTGCCGCGCCTGGGACAAGGCCCGCGCGCGTGCCGACTACCGCTTGGCGCGCCAGATGCTGGCCAGCGGGGCCAGCAAGGACGAGGTGCGCGTCGAGATGCTGGCCGGCCTCCAGCGCCGCGACCTGCGCCGCACCGGCATGGTGCGGATGGCTGAGGCAGGCGCCAGCACGGCACAGATCGCCGCCGTCTCAGGCCACCGGATCGAGCAGGTGCAGCGCATTCTCGACACCTACATTCCGCGCCGAAGCGAGGTGGCGGCAGGCGCCATTGCGGCGTGGGAAAGCGGCCAGCGCAGCAATGTCGTGGTGTTCCAGAACATACGAACGCGTGCCAACGCCGGCTGAATTATGGAACAGCAACGTCTGTAAACCCTTGCCAAACAAAGGAAGTCCACACTCTTCTAAGCTGTGGGTCACTGGTTCGAGTCCAGTAGGGCGCGCCATCTTTTCAAGGACTTAGGGGGTTATGAGGCGGCGGCGGGAGGGGTTTTGGAACACGCTGTTCCATAACCCCGCGACTCGGCCCTACGGATACCGCCGCCGATCCAGCTCGTAGTGCGGCCCATCGCGGAACCGAGGCCAATCCCCACCCCACACAATGGCCACCTCCTCCTCCACCGCCGCGCGCTTCACATGCAAAGCGAGCCGGTCATAAAGCGGCCAGTCCCACCGCACGACGCCATCCACCAGCGCGGCGAGGTCGACGGCATGACCTGTCAAGTGGCGCGAGTGCATGGTCTGAGACGCCCCGGCCGCGAGAAGCTGCCGTTGCCGCGCCTCCGTCCGCAGGCCCTCCGTCACGATGAAATCCGCCGACGCCCGCGCGCGCGAGATCACGCGCACGAGATCGGGATGCACGCCGGCCAAGCGCTGCATGTCACGGCTTGAGAGCATCGCGCCGCCCCCACAAATACCACCCCGCCGACGCCGCCGACGTGGCCGCACCCGCCACAAGATCCCAGCCCGGCCCGTCCACCACGCCGCGGGCGATCAGCGCGCCGCCGAGCAGCTGCAGCACGTGGCGCAGCAGGCCGATTGCAACATCTGGCATGTGTCTCTCCTATGGGGTGCGGCGCGCGATCTGCGCTTCGATGCGTTGCAGGATGGCTGTCTGGCCGGCCATTCGCTCATCTAGACGAACCAGCGCCTCGGCCATCTTCCGCGACTCGTCCGCCTGCGACTTGCCTGCGGCTTCCACGCGCTCGATGCGCCGGTCGTGGTCGTCTACGCGGGCGCTGAGCGTCGCCGCCCACCACACCATCACGCCCGTCTGCACCGTGAGGCTCAGGATCAGCGCCAGCGGCACCCGCTTATCGAGGTGCCACGGCTCGGTAACGCCGCTCATGCCAGCACCGCAGACGGCAAGACCGAAAAGCCGATCTCGACGGCCGAGGCGCTCGGCGTCGCGCAGGTGGCGCGCACGGCCCAATCGCCGGAGGTCGGCAACGGGAGGTCGGTGTAGTAGACGCCCGTCCCATCCGCGACGATTGAGCCGGCGGCGATGCTGGTCGGCGTCGTGGCGCCTGGCGCGCGGAATGACATGGCCACGCCGGTCACGGCCGTGGGTTCTCCGTCCTCGCCGGCGAACGTCACGCGGACGCGCACCGTCTCGCCGGGCCAGAAGTAGGTCGTGCTCATAGCGTTCTACCCTCCACCGTCACGCCGGCCGCGATCGGCCGAGAGAGTGCCGCCGCTGCCGACAGAGGCCGCGACAGCCTTAAACCAGCCGCCATAGCGCGCGTGACCGTCGCGGAGGCGGTCACAAGCCGGCCGGAGCTGACGGCAATGCACTGGAGCGTGCCATCGCCGAAAAGTGCAGCGGATACGCTCGCGCGGCGCTGCCCAGCAGCCGACAAAGAGCCTTGGCCGGCCAGCGCGGCGCTGATGCCGGCAGCGCGCGCCACGGCAGCCGAGAGCAAGCCAGCGGCGGACAGCGCGGCGCCAGCAGCACGGCGCCGCGTCGCGGTGGCCGATAGCGTGCCGGCGGCTGTTTGCACGCTTGCCGTTGCGCGAGAATGCAGAGCCGCGGCGCTGGCCGTGCCGCTTGCCGCCAGAGATGCACCACCACCTGCGGAACGGGTGGCAGTGGATGTAAGCGCGCCGGCGCTGGCCATGTCTGCCGCCGCAGCAATTTGCGCCGATCCGGCGGCAACCAGCAAACCAGCGCCGGCCAGTACCGCGACGCCATGCCGATCGCGTCCGGGCACCGCTTCGATCGCACCAGCGCCGGCCAGATCAGCGGCGACGGGCCGATCGCGTCCGGCGGCAGCAGTCAGATCACCGGCCGCCGTCAAAATGGCGCCAACGTCGCTGGTGATTGCGGTCGCGGTAAGGGTGCCAGAGCCGGCCAGTGCCGCCTGAGCGCCGGCGAGGTGGGCGGCGGCAGCCGTTGCTGTGCCGGTGCCGCTTAGTGCAACGGTAGCTGCTCGTGTGCGCTCAGCGGCTGCGGCAAGCAATCCGGCGCCAGCAACCGAGGCCGCAGCGCCGCGCGAGAGGTACGCCGCCGCAGCCAAAGCGCCTGCACCGGCCACGCTGGCAGTTCCGGCGGCTGTCAGGCTGGCGGCGGCGGAGATGTTGCCCGTCGCGGTCAGCGCCGCGTCGGCTGGCCGGCTGCGTCCTGCGGCGGCAGTGAGCGCACCAGCACCGGACAGCGCCGCCGATGCAGCTACTGCACCGTCAAAGGCCTCAGTGATGCGGAGATCGTCGGCCGTCTCGGTGACGCGGTAGTCGCCGGCCTCTGTGATCCGAACGCCGTCGAACGCCACCGCCGTGCCTCCTGGCTAGAGGGTTGCCGCGAGGCGGAACAGATCGTCTACATCGGCCGGCGTCGCGCCGATTGCCTCGGCTGCGGCGCCGATCAGCGCGTTGTCGCGGTCAATCTGGACGGCGTATTCCCAGGCCATGCGAGTTTCGAGGTCGGATGCGTCCACGAATGCCGTCACCTCGTCCAGCAGCCCCTGACGCAGCAGAGCGCGCCGGATTTGGAGCGGCGTGACGGACATGCCACGGCGCATTTCTGCGTCCTTGCTGGCGCGATAGGCGGCCTCCTGCTCAGCCGCCGTGTGCAGCACGCCCTCGGCGTCGGTGTAGTCGGCGAAGATCGGCCCCAACACGTAGCGAGTGAACCACTGGCCCTTGATCTGCTCCACGCCGTCGCGCATCGAGTATTCGTAGCGGTTCGTCGGCACCGCCTGCGGGCCTTCCAGCACCGGATCGGCGCCGAAGCTGTCCAGCAACTCGGCCGTCAGCACGAGCGGAAGGCTGACGTTGGGGTTGGCAGATCGGAACTCGTGATCGGTGATGACGGCGCCGGTTTCGCGAAGACGGATCAGCATGCTAGGCTCCTAAGCGATGGCTAAGTAAAGATATAAGCCACCAGAGACATTGATGTTTGTCGTTGTATTTTGCACAACTCCAAACCCTTCGTTCTGAGGAGTGATGCTATCATTAGTTGCCTCAAGCGCGTTGGTATTTGGGATGAGATATGGATCATTGCCGCTAGTGATGCCGCGAGCGGTGTCCCAGATATACCAATTTGTGGCTGCATCTCGTTTTATGAGCAAAAATCTAGCGCCAGCGGCAAACCCACAATTGATAGATTGATTGGAGCCGTTGCCAGTGTAAGACCCGACCTGACTGATGCCTGCCAATGATCCAAACAAATATGCAACATATGAGCCACCGCTGACGTTTACTCGGTTTTCAAAAGCTGGCACAGTAAAACTAGTCGATGTGGGAACAGCATTGAGCACTGCAAGATTGGAGCGAGCTGCTGCCAAATTTAACGGAATATGAGCCGCAATCCCCAAATTGACATGATAGACTGACCATACATAACTCGACCCGTTTCGTTGCTTGAAAATGATCATTTGCGGAACGGCCGCAAGCCCATGCGAAACAGTTAAAGCGGAACCGTAATTTGCCGAATATGTAACAACATCAAAAAGACCCACTTTTCTGCGAAACGCCCACGCGACATACGTTTCGCCGGTCTGATTCAGTCGCGATGATCCATTGCCCACAGTGAAACCATCAGTGTTCCATGAAATAAACGTATTATTGCCAGGATTTTCCTCGGCGTTGAATAAATCTGTATAAAGAGAGCGGTTAAGCGTGCGTGCAGTGTCAAATATCAAATGATTGTTTGAATATCCTGCTTGTTCAGTCCGTTTTTTTTGCCATACCATGCCACCATAGCCGGCAAAATTAATGCCATTCACAATGGAGTTGGTTGCGCTAGTGCCGCTGTATGTTGTAGCCGCAAAAAAGACGTCCGCTGGTGGAGCAGATGCGCTGGAATGAACACCCAGATCAGCCGAGAACATTGTTTAGCCTCACAGGTAATTCTGGCCGAGAACGCGGCCATACCAGTTCGTGCCATCCGCGGTGAAGGCGAGCAGATCGGCCTTGCTGGCGGTGCTGGTGATCGTTGGCGCCGTGCCGCCGGGCCACTTCACCGCCGCCGGCCACGTTGCAGCGCGCGAGCCCGTCGCGTCCTGCTTCAAGACCATGAGGAAGCTCTTACCCGCTGTCGCGGTCGGGAAGGTGAAAGTGCAGTTGCCGGTGAGCGTCAGGTTCTGGACCGTGCCGTTGGCCAGATTGATCGTGTAGGCCGTGGTGGTGTTGGCCGTGACCACGCTCTCGCTGTAGTCGGTCACCGTGGGCGCGGTGAGCGTTTTGCCCGAGAGCGTCTGGGTATCGGTGGTGCCAACGATGGCGCCGCTTGGCCCCGCCATGGTCGCGGCGGTGCCCAGGCCCAGCGTCGTGCGCGCGGTGGCCGCATCCGCATCGTCGACGAGGCTGCGCCCGAATGTCGTGAAGGTTGCCAGCGCCGCCGTGCCCGAGCCGGTGAAGTAGGGCACGCGATCCGCCGCAGACGTGAGGCCCGCGATGGCGGCAAGCTCCGCGTCGTATGCTTGGACGTTGGTGCCGATAGTCAAGCCTAGGTTGGTTCGCGCCGTTGCCGCGTCGGTTGCGCCCGTGCCACCCAGGGACACCGGCACGCTTGCTAGTTCTTCGACGGCGCCAGTGGCCGCCGTGGTTCGGCCCAGGACGCGCGCCGTCGTCATCGTGAGGCCGGAGCCCGTGACAGCACCGGAGCCGGCCGCAGCAAGGTTTGTCCGCGCATTGGCCGCCGTGGTAGCCCCCGTGCCGCCCTGGGCCACAGATAGCGCCGTGGTGAGGCCGGCGAGGGAAGTGATGTCGCTGTTGGCGCCGGATGCTGCCGCGCTCAGGTTACTGCGAGCCGTCGCCGCAGTCGTGCCACCCGTGCCGCCGTTGGCCACCGCCAAGGTGCCGGCGAGCGTGACCGCTCCGGTGGTGCCCGTAGAAGGTGTGAGGCCGGTAGTCCCAGCCGAAAAGGACGTTACGGCGGTGCTGAGGTAGGTTGAGGTATCCAGCGACCACGTATTCGCGGCAGTCTTTTTCAGGAAGCCAGAAGTGCCGGCGAGCGCCGCAATGGCGTCCAGATCGCCATCCCACGCCTGCACGTTGGTTCCGATGGCAAGGCCGAGATTGGTGCGCGCGGTGCCGGCGTCGGTGGCGCCTGTGCCGCCATAGGCCACGGCAACGGCGGTTGCCTGCCACGTCCCGGTGCCCACCGTGCCAACGGTGACGATCGACGAGCCGCCCGCGTAGCTGTCCAGCACGAAGGACTGCACTTGCGTGCCGGTGGCCTTGCGGCTGGTAAGCGTGCCGCTGCCCTGCGACACCTCGAACAGATCGCCAGCCGCGACGGAGGACGCGGCTGGAAGATCCGATATCTTGATGTTCGCCATGGCAGCGGCCCCCTAGGCTCAGGCCAGCGAGACGGTGAGCGCGCTGGCGGCGATCGTCAGCGAGTCACCCACGGCGATTGCCTTGGCGTCCGTGAGCGCGCCGGCCCAGAGGCAGTTGCCGCCGGTGGCCGCGTCAAAAATCGCCACGCTCGCCATCGTGCCCCAGTTGCTCGTGGTGTTCGGGCCGAAGGTGATGGCGCCGGAGTTCGTGGCCGTGTCGTTCGTCACGGTGAAGGCCACAGACTGGCGAGAGTAGCCGTTGCCGGACGGCTCGCCGCTAAGCGTGATGTCGGTATTGCCGGTGCCGACGCCGAGATACCAGGCCGTGGGCCGCGTGATCGCGGTCGTGGTGAGCTGCCACGTGAGAAGCTGGTTCTCGCCGTAGTCGGTGAGGTTGTTGGCCATGCGGGCCTCCGTCCAAGGGATGCGGCGTCGTCACGACGCTGCGAAACCGGCCACCCGCCGGCAGGGTTACTAATAGCCGATTGCGAGCCAGAAAAACGACAATGTTGATGCAGCATTGCCATACGCTGGAAAGCCTGCGGCGGTGACGGCGGCGCCGACGATCAGCGCGTCCTGCGTGGCCGCGGCTGAGCCGGACGAGATGGTGAGCTGCACGTTGAGCGTCGCGTTCGGGAAGGCGGTGGCGTAGGTGACTGAGCCGACGCCGGAGAAGATCGCGCCGGTGCCCCATTTCATGATTAGGCCGTTCGGCATCGTGGTGGTGCCGGTTGTGGCCAACGTCGCCGGGAACTGGCCGAAGTTCACCACCTGCGTGCCGCTGGTGCCGTTAGCGGCCGTGACGGTGGAGGAGACGGCCAGCGTGCCGGTGACGCTGCTGTTGCCAGTCACCGCGGCACCGCCAGAGGAGACGGTGAGCGCGCCGCCAAGCGTTGTGGTGCCTGTCACCGTCGCGCCGCCGGCCGTGACGTTCAGGCCGCCGGTAAGAGTGAGCCGGCCGTCCGTTTCCAGCACCGGAAGGCGCGCGGCGGATGGCGCGAGGAAGAGGTATTTGGTGCCGCTGCCCCAGGAAACGGCCGTGGTGCCGCCGCTACTGTTGCGGTGGATGGTGGCGCGGGTGATCGTGGTCGTGCTGAACGTGTAGTCGCCTTCGCCCACCTCAAAAGTTGTCGGCGCGGTCAGGCTGTCCACTGCCACATAGGCCACCCGCGCGCCAGTTTGCGCAATGCCGGCGGCGTTCGGCGTCAGATAGCCGGCCACGGCCGCGCCGAAGGTGTAGGTGCCGGTGCCGGTGGTGGTGAACGTCACCAGCACCCGATCGGCCACGACGTTAGGCGTGCCCATGCTCAGGCGTCCTCCTCGATCTGCAAGTCAGCCGTCCACACCTGCGGATAGGCGCGCACCACGGCCGGCGGTTCGGTGAACGCGCCAAAGATGCCTTCACCCAGCGACGCATCAGACCGCGCGGCGAACACCTGGCCCGTGGTGCCCACCGTTGCCGCCATGGCCTCCACCTGCGTCGCCTCCGCGCTCGTCAGCGCCGGCAGCGTCATGCGCTCCACGCGGTAGGTGCGGCCGAGGCGCGCGTAGCGTGTGCCAGTCAGCGCGCTGCGGGAGACGGTGCCGGGATCGCGCCCGCCACGCGCGGCACCGAAGGCGTAGCCGCGCGACGTGATGAGCGCCGGGCCGATCCAGAGGCGGCCGAGATCGAGGAACGGGTTGCCCGACACGCCAGTCACCTCGATCGTCCAATACTGCGCCGTCACGCCGGCCACGCTGCGCCAGCCCCACACGCCCCACGGTGACAGCGTGAAAGACAGGCTGCCGGTATCCAGCGCCGTGGAACTGCCCGCCGAGGAACCGGCCTTGATGCGGATGGTGCAGGCGCCAGTCGGCAGCGCGCCATCCCGCGGCGCGGCGACTGCCACGACGTTCACAGGGAACGAACCGGCCAGCGTCGCGCTGATCGTGACGGTGCTGGCGTTCCACGTCTGCGAGCGCCACACGTCGTTGATCTGCGGCGAGAGTAGCGCCGAGGCCTCCAGGCCCGTGACAAAGCTGGACGCACTGACGGTGCCGCGATCAAGCCGGTTCACCCAGGACAGAAGCGCACCCATCAGCCCCACAGCTCCAGTTCTGCCGCGTCACCGCGCGCGCTGATCGAACGCACCAGCAGCGTCTTTCCGTTCGCCAGCGCCGTCACGTATGGCCACGTCAGGCGCACCGGCGAGCCGAGCGACAAATCCCACCAGCGGACGCGGCCGGTGTTCGCGCCGAGACGCACCACCCAGGCGCGTCGCGGCACCTTGAACAGCGCCAGCATGTCCGCTGCCACCGCCGCCGCCTCGCCGGCACCGTCCAGCACGCCCGGCACTTCTTCGCCGTCCACCGCCAGCGGATAGGTAATCCGCACCGTGCGATCCGTGGCCGTGGCGGTGCGCTGCTGCCGGCCGTAGTAGTCGCGATCTGCCGCAGATACCGTGCTCACCAGATCGGCGCCGGTCTGCACCACGTCCAGCCGCTGATAGCCGACGCTCGCGCGCCACCACGGCGGCACGGTTGACGGCACCTCCTCCGGCGGCTGTGCCAGAGCCGCGGCGCCGATGGCCACGCCGGTTCCTTGCAATTCCGGCGCCACCAGCGAGCCGCCCACCCAGCCGCCGTTCACGTCCGAGCCCCACCACGCCACGCCGAGGCCGGCCGCGAGGCGATCCAGCGCGTCCGCCACCGTGCCGCCGCGCAGGAACATGCCAGCCTCAGCCGCGCGCCACGCGCCGAACGCGCCGGCCGTGGTGGCCGTGGCCGTGTAGGTGTTGATGATCTGCGCCGCCACCGCGCCAGCCGTGGCCGGGTAGCCGCCGGATCCGGTCGAGCCGCGCGCGTCCACCGTGAGGCGGATCGGGACGCCGCCCAGTCGGATGTGGCCGGTGGCAAGGCATGTCTTGTAGGTGCCGAGCGCCACCGTCGCGGATTGAAGCGCGGCATAATTGGCCACGTCGCCGTCAGCGATCAGCGGCACGCCGGCATCGCGCACCGCCAGAACCTGCGACATGACGCCGTCGTGGATCTGGTAGATCAGCCGCCCGGCCTCGATCTGCACCGGCGCCAGGTTGCGCACCAGACCAAACAGGACGGGCTTGCTCTGACCGGCAAGCTGCGGATCGCCATTCACGCCGCCCGCGCCGCTGTAGGTGCTGCACACCGCCTCGGCCAGATCAGGCGCGCCGGACTTCATCGGCATCCGCAGCCGCTGCGTGCCGCCGAAAGCCGCCGCCGTCCGCAGCGTAGCCACTTTCTCCCAGGTGCTGCGCGCCGCGTGTGTCGGTCGGCGGTGCGGCGCGCGGTAGATGGTGGCGGTGCGGCCGGCAATGGCCCAGTTGCCGCCCAGCGCGTCCACCCCGCCGTCGCCGTTGGCCAGCAGGAGCTCGCCGGCCTGCACCGCCACGCGGCGATCTGCAGACGGGTAGATCGGCACCTGCAACTCCACGGCCGGAGGTTCCAGCAAGCGCGGCGGGTATTTGACGATGGCGCCGGTGTCGCCCGGTTCCTGTATCCACCCGCGATCGGAGACGGCTACGGTGGTGGTGTTGGTGACGATCTCCACCAGCCAGACCGAAGGCTCAATGCGCGCCGTTTCGGCCGTGAAGCTGGAGATTGGGCCGGTGTTCGTGATGGCGAAGGCGAGCGCCGCAATGGGCGCGCCGGCGACGGGCCCGAACGTCATGCTGCACGCAGCCGCGCCGTGCGCAGTTCGTCCTTGAGGCTGGCCACCTCGCCCTTGAGCTGCGCCAGTTCGTCAATCAGCGGCACCATGTCGATCGGCTGCTGGCTCGCCGGCAAGCCGCGCACCGCCGGCAGGCTTTCCAGGCTGGACACCACCATGGAGCGCAGCGCGGCGAACTGCGGGCCGGAGGCGTAGGCAGCGCGGCCGGCGCCAAGCAGCGTGTCTGCGCTGCTGGTGATCCGCGCCAGTGCCGTGGCGTCGCCCGCCTGCGCCGCCGCCAGATCAGCGCCGAAAAGGCCCTGCGCCGCGGCGAAGCGATCCACCGGCGACGCGCTGGGATCGTTTGTGCTCAAACGATCGAGATAAGCGCGGATGGCCTGGCCTTCGTTGTTCTGCTGCGCCTTCACGGCATCGAGGGCCTTCTGGCGCGCGTCGGCAAGCCCTTCCTCGCTCAAGCCGTATTCCTTGGCCTTGGCGCTGAGGTCGTCAAACTGCTTGCCGATCTCTTCCAACTGCCGCGCCAGCTTCTGCGCCGGCGTCTCGGTGAGGTTGCGAATGGTGTCGCGGACGGCGCTGAAACCTTCCACGAACTGTTGCAGGCCGGAGAGATCGGAGAACGTCTTGCCGGTGAGAGCGCCGGCAAGCTGGTTGTCGTTCGCGGCGCCGAAGCGCAGGCGGGTGAATGCTTCGTTCAGGTTGCCGGCGTCCGCCCAGGAGTAATCCGCGCCGTTCTTGTTGCCGCCCACCACAGAGACGCCGCCCACCGTCAGGCCGCGCGCGGCGAGGTAGGCATTGGTGGCCGCGACAAGCTGATCCGCCGCGGCAAACATCTGCGCGCCGCTTTCGTTGTAATACTGGCGGCTGATCGGGAGGAGGCTGCTGGCCATCTCGTTCGTAGGCGTGGCGTCTGGCCCCCAGCCGGCGGACTGGAGGCGGAAGCCGTAGCCGCGGACGGACTCGCCGGGGCCGATGAGGCCGCCGCCGAGCCCGCCCAGCGTGCCGCCGATAAGACCACCGAGCGGGCCGCCGATCAGGAAGCCAGCAAGGCCGCCAAGGCCGGAGCCGATCATGCCGTTGGTGGACTGTGCCGAACTGCGGCCGAGGGCGGAGTTGAGCAGGCTGGAGATGGCTAGGCCGCCGCCGATGCTGCCGAAAGCGCCGCCGAGCGTCAGTTGCGAGCCGCCCATCAGCGACGTGCCGTAAGTGCCAAGCAGCCCGGGCGTGCCAGCGGTGCCTGCGATGGTGATACCGCCCAAATCCGCAAACGAACCGCCGACAGTGCCGGCGGTGCCAAAAATTGAGCTTCCAATCCCGGAGCCGCTGATGCCAAGCGAGCCGAGCAACCCGTCCTTCGGCAGCAGCGACGACAGGCCGAGCAAGTCGCCCATGCCGATCCCGGTGCTGCTGCCACCGAACGCCGCGCTCAGCGTCGGCCGCGGCCCGCCAGAGCCCACGAACAGGCTGTTGAGGATCGGGTTCACGATCGCCAGCTTGGCGAAGTCCGTCACCACAGACGCCGCGATGCCGCGCGCCACGTTGCCGAAGTTCACCGCCGCGCCCTGGCCGGACACGAAGGCGTCCACCATCGCATCGCCCAACCGCTCGAAAGCGCGCTCGCCGATGGACACCACGGCATCGAAGCTGCGCTCGTGGTATTTCCTGATCGCTTCGGCTGCCTGCTCCTGCGCCTTCGCCGCTTCCTTGGCGATGCGCTCCTGATCCTTTAGGTATTCCTTGACGTGCGCATCGGCGTCGGCGGCTTCCTTGCCCACCTGCTTGTGGGCGTCGGCAAGCTTCTTCAGACCATCGGCCAAGTCATCGTTGGTCAGCTTGCGCTGTGCCGCTGCCTGCGCGCTGGTGATGGCGCCGGTGGCTTCCGCGCGCTCGATGATCTTGATGCGCTCTTCGTGCTTCTTGCGAAGCGCGTAGTCTTTATCGAGATCAAGGCGCAACTGCTCAGCCGCCGCCTGCGCCTGCTGGCGCGAAGCTTCCAACGCCTGGCGCGCCGCTTCGTCGCGCTCCACGCGCTCCAGCTCGCGCGCCTCGCGCCGGATCGCCTGCAGCCGCGCCTCTGCATCCCGCGCCGCCTGCTCCGCAGCCTCAACGTCGCGGGCCATGCGTGGATCTTCATTTGCACGCGCCGCCGCGAACAGCCGATCGCCGGCGGGCCCATCAGGGAACTGCGAACGATCCCGCGAGTCTGACAACCGCTGCCGCAGCTCATCCGCACGCTGCCGCGTCGACAGCGCCGCCGCTTCGGCTGCCTGGCGCTCAGTGGGCAAGATCACGCGCTGGATGCCGTTGATGGCGTCCGCCGCGGCCTTCAGCGCCGCGGCAATCCGCTGCGACAGGCCAAGCGCCTTGTCCAGTTCCGCGCCGAAATTCTGGACCGCCGCCGTAAGTGCGCCGCCGGCCCTGCCGATCGTCATCGGCATTTTGTCGAATTCTTCGCTGATCTTTTCAGTCGCGCGAAGCAACGCAGGGAACACCACGTCGGCCGTCAGCTTACCTTCGGTGCCCATCTCGCGCAGGCGGCCAATACCGACGCCCAGCTCCTTAGCGAGCGCTTGCGCCAACTGCGGCATGTTCTCCAGCAGGCTGCGCAGTTCGTCGCCCTGGAGCTTGCCGGACGCCAGCGCCTGCGCAAGCTGCTGGACTGCGGCGCCAGCTTCCTGCGCAGACGCGCCGGCCACGATGCCGGCCTTCTGGATGCCGGACACCAGTTGCAGCACCTGGGCGTTGGTGCCGCCGATCTCTTTGGCCGCCACGGCGAAGCGGGAAAAGGCACCGGCACTCTCGGCCACCGCGATGCCAGTCTGTTGCGAGAGGCGGAACAGACCCTCGTAGACCTGTGTTGCCTGCGCAATCCCGCCTGTGGAACTGGACAGCTTGGCAAGCGTGGCTGTGGCCTCGTCGCCGGCCTTGGCCACCTGCACCAGCCCGGCGCCCAGCACGGCCAAGCCAGCCGCCGCAGCCGCGCCGCCGGTGCCCACAGCCGACAGGATGCCGCCCATCGGCCCTAGCTTGCCGGCAAGCCCCGCCACGGCTTGCTGCGTGGCCTTGCTGGCCTCCTCCAGCCGATAGAAAGCCTTGTCCGCCTGCTTGAGTTGGTTGTCGATCTTCGCCGCGGTGCCGGCCACCTGCTGCTCGGCCGCCTGGAGTTGCTGGCGGAGTTGCGCCGTCGTCGCCTCAATGCGGACGAGCAGCCGGCCTGCATCAGTCGTGCCGCTCATGCCGCCTCCTTCGCCCTACGCTCGGCGCGGATCGCGTCGCGCGCCACCTCAAGCAACTCGTCGTAGATGTCCGCCTTAGCGTCGCGCGGAGCCACGCCGCGCGTCTCCAGGTAGCCAATGGTCGCGCTATGGATCTCGGCCAAAGTGGCGCCCCAGAACGCATCTGGTGTCCACCGCAGCCACCCGAACGCCTGCTGCATCAGCCGGCGATACGGCAGCGGCTGCGGCTCCGTCAGTTTCCCGGCGGAGGTTCCTCAGTGGGCTCATCCACCTGATAGGACGCGACCAGCCAAAGCGTGGCCGGCGCTACAAACCCCACCGCGCCAAGCTCGAAAGCCTGCTGCATGATCGCGGCGTCGCCCTTGGGCGCGTCCTCGCAGCCGCGGAGCATGATGGCCAGGAGCGGCAGAAGCTCCTTGCTGATCGAAAGCTCCATGTTGATCAGACGCCGCGCCAGTGCCGGCGCGGGCCCGAACTTTGTCTCGATCTCAGCCACACGGGCCATCGTCGGGCGAGAACGGATGACCGCCTCGCCCCACGGGAATTCGATCTCCTTGCGAGGGTTTTGCATTAGGTGCTCGGCGTGAAGGTGATCGCGCCAGAGCTGCTCAGCGTCGCGGAGAACGTCTGCGCCCCGTCATACGGTGCGCCAATCTGGAAGCTCGCGATGGCGAACCTCGCGCTGATCACGCCGTTGGTGGCGAAGCTCAGGCGATACCAGATAAGCGTCCGATCGTCGGCCTGCGTCTGCATCGTCTCAAACGGGGTGTTGTCCACCACGATGCCGTCCAGCGAGATCGAGAGCGACTGCACGCCGCCGTCCGCCAGCAGTTCCTGGAACCCGTTGCTGTCGCCGTTGGTGATGTCGACCGGGTTGTTGTTCAGCGTGATGCCGTTGGTGCGGACGCCGCCGATCGTGGTGAACGTGCTGCCGCCGTTCGAGCTGATCTGAAGCGCCGCGGAGCGGCCCTTGAAGGCGAGGGTGCCAGACATGCGAGAGGCTCCATCTGAGGGAATGCGGCGCCATCACGACGCTGCGGCGGGCTTGCCTAAGACCCGGTGAGGCGCCGGCCGAAGCCGGTAGCGGTCAGGCCCAGTGTTGGGCCATCCATTCGGTGTCGATCTCGTGCGGCTTAGGCGCTCCATACCACATGGAAACGGCCACACCCGGCGCTGGCGGACGGCCGCGCAACGGCATCGGCTGCCAGGCCACGGCATGCGGCACTACCTGCTGCACCCAGGCCCACGGGATGCGGCGCTCTTCCAGCGTCACCTGGAGGTGGCCTTGATCGCCCCACCACGGGCCCGAACCGTCATAGACCTGCATGATGCCGGCCGGATGCGCCGCGACTTCCTCGTAGACGCACGACAGATCCCAGTTCCAAGCCAGAAAGCTGGAGTTGATCCAGCCATGCTTCATGTCCCAGGAACACAGCAGCGGATGCGCTTCCATGGCGTCCGCGATTGGGTCCAGCGAGCCGCACACGACGGTATCGAGATCCAGATAGAGCACCGGGCCGCGGAACAGGCCGGGCCGGAAAAGCTCAATCTTGCTCCAGAAACCCGGCCAGTTGTGCGCCAGTGCGATCCGCTCCACACCGTTCGGCACATCAGCCGCGTCGGTCAGGCATACGAAGCGATGCGGCCGGGACAGGTGGCGCTTCACGGCGCGTGCCATGCGGCCCACGTAGTCGTGCTTGTCGTAGATGCCGCCGCGCTTCCAAACGCAGGCGACGGTGAGCGGCTCATCGCCCAGGCGCGGCGGGATGAACGGATTGGCCTGCACGTTCGGCTCGGGCGGATCGGCCTCGACCGCCACCTGTTCGGCCAGGAACCGCGCGGCAAGGTGCGGCTCAATGTCCAGCATTTCGCCCGGCACAAAGTAGCGGGCAGTGCGATCCGCCTCAATCTGCTTGCCGCGGGCGATGAAGCGTATCCAGGTCATGCGGCCACCGTCGTCGTTGCGCGAAACCGGATGATGCCGTGTCGCGTCATGCCATCCGCATCCGTAAACAGCTCCAGATCCTCGAACCGCATGTCGATGAACGTAGCGCCGGTAAGGCTCAGCGGTTGTTCGTGCAGCCGATCCTTGATCTTGCCCAGCAACTCGCGGGCTTCTTTGTGGCCGCGGTATCGGCTCCAGACGTGGATCTCTACCAGCGTCTCTTCGCCGCGCAGAAGCTGCGCCGACCAGTCGTAAGCCCGGCCGCCATCGATCTCGATGTGCGGGTAGTCGGCACCCTGCGGCGCAGCCTCATAGACACCGGCGCCGATCGGCGGCGCGGCGACGAGTGCGGCGTAGATGGCCGCGTAGAGGGGGAGCTGGGCGGTCACAGGCTGGCCGCCTGACCCAGAAGCCGCACCACCGCGGCGCGGTGCCGGTCGAGGATCTGCTGGCGGTTAGCCTCAAACGCCGGCCGTAGGAACGGCCGCGCCGCCATTGGCGGGATGTTCCGGCCCGGTGCGCCCTTGGTGCCTTTCTCGACAAACACGGCGCGCCACCCCGCTTTCTTCCACTTGCGCCGAAACCGCTTCGGGTCGAACCCAACCTCCGCGCTCGTCTTGGTGATCCTCACACCGATGCTGTCGCGGAGCGCGCCGGTGTCGATCGGCACGCGCGCGGAGGCGTCGGCGGCCACCAAGAGCGCGCTGCGGGCAATCTCGGCGCTCATCTCGTCCGTCATCCGATCCGGCAGGCGCTGCATCAGCCGCCGGAAACGCGGGTCCAGTTCCGTCCGTGATCGTGCCATCAGGCCACCGCCGCCCACCAGCCCGGCACCGGATGCACCGGCCGGAACCACACGCTATCGGGCCCGATCAGGTAGCCCGGCGCCATCTCGTCCACCGCCGCCTTGACGGTTGGCCAGTTGATGTCGTGGCCCAGCAGCCACCCGCCGGGCTTCAGCGCCGGCAGCCATGCCGCCACGTCGGCCAGAACCGCCTCGGTGGTATGATCGCCGTCGATCCACACGAAATCGAGCGCGGCATCCGGTGGCACCACGGCCACACTGGGCCCGCGCAGCAGCACGCAACGGCCCGGATAGTCGGCCTCCACCGCCAGCGCCGACGCATAGGCGCGCTCGTGGTGCGCTGCCGTCCAGTCGGCTGGCTCCAGCGGCGTGTCGTTCGGCGTCCAGGTGTCGACGCCCAGCATATGCAGGCCGCGGCACCGCTTCAGCAGCAGGCGCAGCGTCACGCCGAAGCTCACGCCGATCTCTGCGCCGTGACGCCATTCCATGCGATTAGCCAGCCATGCCAGGAACTCGCCGCGGGTCCAGTCGGCCGACACGCCCGAGATCGTCATCTTGGCCGGCGGGAGGTAGCCGGGCATTTGCTCCGCGGGCGCCATCAGATCGCCACTCCGCGCTCGGCCTCGAGCGCCATGTAGAGCGAGCGCGCGCCGGGGTCCGACACAAACCGGATGTTGTAGGCCGCGCCGTTCCAGGTGATTCGCATGGCGGCGGTCACGTCACCGCGGCGGCGGATCGTGAAGCGGTAATTTGCCGGCGCCTCAACCTCGCCGAAGTCGGCACGCTCCCGGCCGGACAACGGGCGCACGCTAGCCCAGACGGTGGCGACGTTGACCCACGCCAGCGCGGCGCCGCCGTAGTCGTCGGCCGTGCGCGCTTCGCGCTGGATGGTGATGCGCTGGTCGAGAGTGCCGATCACAGCCACCAGACCCGATACGCCGCCATCAGCCGCGCCACGGCCGGGATCTCCGCAGGCGCGCGCGCCGCAGATGCCTCGCGCTGCTCATACAGCTCACCCAGCACCAGCAGCACCGCAGACTTGATCGCCGCCGGCACCGCCGCCGCGTTGGCATAGCCGGCCTGGAAGGAGACACGGACGGCGCCCAGCGTGTCCGCCAGCGTTGCCGGCCAGGTCGTGCCAGCCGCCGGCAGAATGCGCCCGGGCGCCGCCTGCGGACCGGATGGCGCTTCAACCTGATAGGCCGACGCCGACAGCACCACCTCGGCGCCCGCCGTGTTCACAATCCGCAGCTCAGTCACGGAAATCAGCGGCGCGATCGGGACGCGGATCGCGCCCTGATCGGCCGGGAACCCAGGCAGGCGCATCTGCCACGTCTGCGGCATCAGCGCCCGCCCGGTGTAGTTCTCCACCGCCTCGCGCGCTGCCGTCAGCATGCCGGCGATGAGCGCGTCGTCCGGGTTGCCGTCGTCAATGCGCAGGTGCGCCTTGGCTTGCGCCAAAAGCACAGGCTCAGACGTTGGCCCGGTGAGGAGGCGGAGATCCATGGCTTAGGCCGGCGCCACGCGGTCCAGCAGGCCACGCACCGCCACTGCCGACATCGGCGTGGCCGTGCCGTGGGTGCCGGAGAAGTCGGCCAGCAGCTTGATAAACTGCTTGCGGCCGACGTAGCCCAGCGCCGTGACGCTCGGCGTGGCGTGTGCCGCCGTCAGCGAGCGGACGATGCCGCCGGTGCCGACAGTCACGCCCACCACGTCCGCCTGTGCGACGGCAGTGTAATCGCCGCCGGAGGTGTCGCAGTGGGTGAGCTTGAACTCCACCTTGTTGGTGGACGAGAAGGTGATGCCGCCGACACCGACCTCGATCAGCACCGTGCAGGCATCCGCCTTCCCGATGTCGAACGCGGCCGGCGTGTTGTCGGCGTCATAGGCGGCGGCCGGCAGGAGAACCCCCGCCGTCACCGCCTGGGATTGGTCGAACCTCATCCGCTTGTCTCCTTCAGGTCAGGCTACGAGGCCGCATTGACGAACACCTTCACGGCGCCGCCCACGTCCACGAGGTTGCCGCCCGAGCGCAGCCAGGCCAGGAACCCGACCTGCCCCTTCTTGGTGAAGGCGCTGTCGGTGAACCGGAACATCTCCATGCTCATCACGTCGCGCACGTAGTAGAAGGAGAAGTCGCCGAACAGGATCGACCGGGCGGACGCGGCCATGCTCGCCACATCCTGGTTGATCGTGATCGGCGCACCCAGCAGGGTATCCGGCGAACCCTGCGGGCTGCCCTGGTCGTAGCCCGGCACGAAGATCGGGCGGCTCGACCCGTCCTTGATCTTACGGATCGCCTTCATCGTCGCGTCGTTGAACATCCAGCGGGCGCGGCCGAGAGCGCGATACGCGGGATCGACCGAGTGCTGCAGATCCACGAGGCTGTCGTAGGTGACGGCCGTCACCTGCGAGGTGCTGTTCGCCGCGGTCACGCCCACCGTCGCAGCCGTCACCACGCCATTCGGCTGCGCAGAGCCGGTGCCGGTGGTGAAGTGCGCGTTGGTGATGCGGCCCAGGCGCTCCGTCAGGCGGTTGCGCACGAAAGCCTCGATGTCGACGCTGCTGTCCTGCAGCAGCTCGAACGGCACCGTGACCACCTTCGAGCTATACTTGTAGACCGGCAGGCCAATGGTGCCGAAGGACACATCGGCGTCGGTGGCCGTCTGGTTCTCGGCCACGATCTCGCCAACCTCGGCGGTGCCGTTCGACGTCGGGAAGCTCATCGCGCCGATGCCGCTTGTGGCGATCACGGTGGAGACGCCGCGCATGCCGCCAAACGCCTTTAGCGCGTCAAGCACGGTGTTCGCCACGGCGCTGTCGACGGTGAACCCACCTTCGCTGCCCGTGGTGGTGCTCATGGTGGCGCGCACCTGCTGCCACTCCTCGGCGTTCAGCGCCTTGTCGCCGCCGCGCAGCCACTTGGCATAGAGCGACAGGCCGCCGTCGCGGTTGTCGCGGCCCAGGCGCTCGGCGGCGCCGGCCACCGCATGCGTCTGCGTCTCGGCGGCCAGCTTCTCGTTCGCGTCGGCGATCCGCTTGATGCGCGCGTCGATGGCGTCGATCTCGGCCATCATCGCGTCATACTTCGGCGTGTCGTCCGCCTCATTCCAGTTCGGGGACTCGATCAGGGCCTTCACGCTGGCGCCAATCGCCGCGCGCTGCTCCCGAAGCGACTGAACGCTCATGGGGTATCCTTTCCAACTACAGGGATGTCTGCCGCGGCTCGCGCTCAGACGGGGGAGAGCGCCATCTTCACGGCCAGCTTCCTGGCCAGGACGGCGCGCATGTCAGCAACCGGCGCGGCCGGCGCAGTCTCAGCAGCCGGCGCGCGGGCGAAGGCGCTCAGATCCCACGCTGCGGCCTGTCGCTGCGTGTTCTCGGTGACGACGCGATCGGCCAAGCCAACCGCCACGGCCTCGTCGGCCGTGAACCACGTCTCCGCGCGCATCATTTCCAGGAAGGCATCCGCGCTGCCATTGGCGCGGCGCGCGTAGGTGGCCGCCAAGTCGCCGTCGATCTTCTCCAGCAGCGCCGCCGTGCTCATCATCTCGTCGGCGTTGCCGATCGCCAAAGACCACGACTTGTGGATCATCAGCTTCGCGCCCGGCACCATCTCCAGCACAGCCGCCTCCGCCGCGATCACCGACGCCGCCGATGCCGCAAGGCTGTCCACGCGGGCGGTGATCGGCATTGGATGCTCGCGCATTGCCGCCACCATGGCCTGCGCACCGAACACGGAACCGCCCGGCGAGTTGATCCGCAGCGTCACGGGGCCCTTCGTGGCGCGCAGCGCCGACATGAACGCCACCGGCGAGATGCCACCGAGCCAGTCGGCTTCATCCTGATCGCCGGCGATCGCGTCATACAGCCAGAGCACGTCGCCATCGGCCTCGAACTTGCCACGCGTCTTGTTGGCCAGGCGCATCCGCACGTAGGGGGTCATGGCGTCGTCTCCTGCGGCGCGGCCGGCTGGATCTGCGGCAGCGGCCCGGCCGGCTCGCGGCTCATGTTCAGCTTGGCGCGCGCTTCCTCGACGGTGATGAACGCCGGCTCACCGGCACGGCCCAGGCCGATGCGCAGCGCCTCCATCATCGCTTTCGTGTCGCCGCGCTCCAGCTCGGTGGTGTCGAACTCGGCCACGCGGCCGACATTGCGGAAGAACTTGCGGTTGATCTCATTCTGAAAGGCATTCAGGTGGTCACGCAGCGCGAAGCGCACGAACCCCTTGCCCATCGCCTCGATGCCGGTGCCCCAGGAGGTGTTGCCTTCCGTGTGGCCGATCATCCAAGCCGGCACGCCATAGACGCGCGCGATCTCCTCGACCTGGAACTTGCGCGTCTCCAGCAGCTGCATCTCTTCCAGCGGCATCGTCAGGGCCTCGATCGACAGGCCACCTTCCAGGATCATCGGCTTGCCGCCGTTGAGCGGGCCCTGATACCGCTCCAGCATCTCGCGCAGCCGATCTACCTGCGCTTGCGTCAGGTTGCCCGCCGCCTTCAGCGCGTAGTCAGGCCGCGCCATGTTCTCCAGGAACCGCGACGAAAAATCCTGCGCGCTGATCGCCAGCCGGCCGGACACCCGCAGCGCGTGCTTAAGCGGCGACAGGCCGCGCAGCCCGTTGAACCCGAAACCCGGCACGTGCAGCACGTCGTCCTGATCGAGCACGCGCATCCGCGTGGCTTCCGGCGCCGGGCTTTCGATCGTGCGATCCGGCTGGATCTCGTAGACAAGCCGCGCGCCGTCCGGCGTGGCGATCACGCGCACGCGATTGGGGTGGATCGGCACCAGCCCCGCCACGCGCCCACCGGACCCGCGCAGGATCTCGGCGAACCCGTCGCCGTGCAGCAGCTTCGAGCCCACCAGAAACGACCAGCCCGCCGACGCGGCCCAGCGCGGACAGAATTGCTCGTTGAGCGTCCACCACAGATCGGCGTTCATGTCGCGCGACAGATCGCCATCCGGCGCGCGGCGGTAGATGTGCATCGGCAGCGCCGCGATGGCGCCGGCGATCAACTGGACGCAGGCATACACGGCCGACACCGACAGCGCCGCCTGCTCGCTCGGCGCGCCCGTCTGCCCGCCGAACGCCGTCAGGCTTTCCCACACGCCATTCCCGCGGCGGATGTCGGAGCTGTCCACCGCGTTACGCGGCGCGATCTTAGCCGCAAGCCATGTGCGCCAACTCATAGGAACAGCACCCGCGGCTCAATCGACACCGGCGCGCGCGCCATCAGCTCGACAGCGTTGAACGTGGCCATCAGCGGGTCGATCTTGGCCGAGCCGCTCGCCTGCTTCGTGATCAGCATGGCGTTTCCTTTCGGCTCAACCTTCGCGTTGCCCGCGCACCAAGCCATCAGCGACTGCCCGGCATGCACCAGCGAATCCTCTGCCAGCTTGCGCTCCGTCAGCTTGATTGCGCCGCCCAGACGCCACCCCTGCGACACCGCAGCCATTTGATCGGCGGTGAAGCCGGCCGCTGTGAGCGCATCCACGACGGCGTGACTGTTGCCGGGGTCGATACCGATCCCGTGCTTCTCCGGCAGCAGGCCGGCCGCGTTCACCTCGGCGCAGATGCTCACCAAATCGTCCAGATCCTGGCCGACACGCTCAACGATGCGCAGATCGCCGGCCGCAGCGAAGTCGCGCAGCCGCGGCGCCTCACTCTGCCGACGCTTCAGCACCACCGGATGCGCCCAGGCGTAATTCCACGTGAGCCAGCGGCCCGTCTTGCGCTCGCGGCCAACCACTGCGAAGCCGAGCAAGTCGTCCAGGCCGCCGCCGTCTATGCCGATCGTCACCACGTCCGAAGCCGCCAGAACCGCCGACAGCGTGAGAGCCGGCTCGGCCTGGCGCTCCCAGTATTCAGCGCCGGCCCAGCCGTCCGATTTCAGCGCCAGACCCACCTCGACGTTGAGGTGCTGGGAGGCCCAGCGGCGGACCTCCTCCGGCCCTGCCGCCTGAGCGGCTTCCCAATCCGGCACTAGCCGATCGGTGGTGATGCTGAACCCGTTGTTTGGCGTGACAATGTGCCAGTTGGCCGGCTCGCGCCAATCCATGCCGTCCGGGAACTCATACAGCAGCGGCAGTAACGGCGCCGCAAGCCGCCCGTCCCGCACCGCGCGAGCCTTTTGCAGCTCGGCCTTGAACACGCCGGACGGTGGCCGCTCCGATTGCGTCGTGATCGTCAGCAGGAATGCCTCGGGCTGGCTGATCATGCCGCCGCGAAGCTGGCCAATGACGCGATCCGCATCCGGCGCCTCAGCGATCACGTGCAGCTCGTCCAGCAGCACGCCCGCCGGCTTGGAGCCGGTGACGATCTTCGGATCGAAGCTCTTCACCTTCAGAAACGCGCCAGTCGGCCGGTAGACGATGGTGCGGATGTGGTCCCGCACATGGAACTTGGCCGCCAGCACCGGATCGGCCTCGATCATCCCGACAGCCTGCCGAAACGCCAGCGCGGACACTTCTTGCGTCGGCGCCACCAGCAGGAACTCGGCGCGCGGGCGCCGGTTCATCAGCAGCGCCGTCACCATGATCGCCGCGCCGCCCGTCGTCTTGGCGTTTTTCTTCGGAACCAAGGTGAAGAACTCGCGGATGTGCCGCTCTTCACCGTCCCAGGAGCCAAACACCGCGCGCACCAGATCGCGCTGCCACTCGCCGGCACCCTCGGCCATCGTCGGCTGGCCCGGCACATCCGGCAGGCGCAGCGCATTGAAGATCGCCACCGCACGCGCCGCCGCCGCTTTGTCCAGCGGCACGGACGGCACCAGCGAGCGACCGGCACGCAGCCGCGCCACCCAGTCCGGGCAGGCGGTGCTCCACGTCACTGGAGAAGCGCCTCCCAGTCCGTGCCGCGCTCCGCCGTCAGCGCCTGCCGGTGCTGCTGCGCCTTCTTGCCGCCCTCCGCAGCGTCGGCAGCCTTCGGATGCACATACGGCGCCGCAGCCTGCGCCATTCTGTCGCGCCGCGCTTCGTCGGCCGTCACGTCGTTCATCACGCCGAGCATGTATTCCAGCGGCGACAGGCCACCGGAGCGCGCAGCAGCGCGGATGTCCGCCGCCACCTTCTCACTGATTTTCGCCGGCTCACGCAGCGCCGCCTTCAGCGGCCCGGAGCCAGGCCGGGCGCCACCACGAGGCATTGTTCCGTCCTGTGTTAGTTGGGTTATTCAAAGGCAGCGGAAAAAACCTCCGCGTGCC